GTTGCCGACCTCGGTCTTTTTGAGTGCGTCTGCTTTGGGAGTGAAGCGCATAGCCCGTACGCCAATTCGCATAGTGTGCGTTTGACACGAAAGAGAACCGCAAATGGCTACTTCGCGAAACGAATCACATCTGATCAAGGCTTGTGCTGATGAGCATGGTCTTCAAGTCAGGGCCGTCCAGATATGGAGACAGAAGGGAGACAGCCGGTGGATAGAATTTCTGCGCCGCCGGGCTGCCGCATCGGAGTCGGTAAGCCAGATGAGTCTCATTCAAGGCACCGCCCAGGTGCTTACGGCTCGTCAGGTTGAGGAGGCTGCCGCGATCCGGCTGGCCCGCCTGAGCGCCAGCGCCGACCAGCTTCTTGAACGAGGTGATCTCTCGGCACTCATTCAGGTGAACAAGGCCGCAAACGACTGCCACAAGCTCCTCGTTGAAGCGCAGGCCCGCAATGCCGAGCTCGATGTCCAGACCGGACAGCTTGTGAAAGCTGAAACTGTCCGAGAGTGGATCAGTACAAACCTTGCCCTGGTGAAGCAGCAGATCGAAAACCTTCCAGACGTACTTTCAGCCCGTCTCGATAGCACCATGGATGTGAGCGGCATCGTCCGGTTCGAGGTGGAGGCGATCCTGAGAGAGATTTCGGTAGCGGCAGGATCTGCTCCATGGTCTTCAAAAACATCATCATCACAGGGCGCGGGTGAAAATCCGATCAGCCAGCAGTCATGACGGCGGCACTGGTCGGGATCGGTCAGGATCTGGAAGGGCTGTGGAAGCCCCGTAAAAGGCAGCAACCTCTCGAATGGGCCGAGGAGCACATCACGCTAGATTCACGCTTCTCGCCGCGTCCTGGGCGATTCTCGTGCGATTTCACCCCATACCTTCGGAAGCTCCATGAGTGGTATGGTGACCGCTCGATCCGCCAGATCACCTTGGTTAAGTCGGCCCAAGTCGGCGGAACCACCCTGCTGGCGAATCTGATTCAATACTCCATCGCTGAAGACCCCGGCCCCATGCTCTACGTCACCAGCACCGGGGAGAATGCAAAGAGTTGGAGCGAGCGGGAACTGATCCCTCGAATTAAATCATGCTCTGCGCTACGGGGGTTGCTTCCTGATGATCCTGACCAGTTCAAGAAGACCGAGATGCAGTTCAAAAATTGCACCCTCAAGCTTATCGGGTCTAACAGCCAGAGCAATTTGGCGAGTCGTCCAGTCCGCTACCTCTACTGCGATGAGGTTGACAAGTGGCCGGACAGTACGGCTACTGAGGCCCCGGCGCTGGAGTTGGCGATGGCGCGTACCATCCAGTACCGCAACATCAGCAAAATTGTCCTGGCATCGACACCCACGGTGGAGACTGGGGCCATTTACAGCCAATTCATGGCTGGCAGTCAGCATCGCCTCCACATCGCATGTCCGTCCTGCGGATGGGGCCAATGGCTAAAGTTTGAGCAAGTCCGATGGTCACCTGATCTTAATTGTGAGGCGGGATGGGATTTGGACAGTGTGCGCGAGAACGCCTGCTACCAGTGCGAGGAATGCGGCGACCTGTGGGGGCAGGATCTCAAACGCGGACTCATCAAGGACGCGGCGGATTCCGACCGGTGGGTCGCCGGGAATCCTAGCGCACCGATGGATCACCGTTCCGCTCACATCTCCTCGATGTATTCCCCGACTCTGAGTTGGGGAGATATGGCAGTGCTCTTCCTTCAGAAGTCCTCCACCCCCGGCGGCCTCCATGATTTTCACAACACCTACCTTGGGATCCCGTGGCAGGATCGGGCCACGACCATCAAGGACGAGAGCCTGCTTGATTTGCGTGGCGGCTACCGGCAGAGGGAGATTCCCGAGGCTGCGGTGATCGATGGCCAGCCGCCCATCCTGACACTTTGCGCCGATCCCGGAGCATCACGCACCCACTGGACAGTCGAAGCAAGGATAGGAACCGGCGAGAGTTGGGTGATCGATTGGGGAGAGGTCGCTGAAGTGGACGACCTCGTGAGGGAGGATTTTCTCAATGCCAGGACATATCTCCTTCCTGATGGGGAGACCAAGGTCTCACCAATCGCAGGGTTACTGGACAGCGGCTACTTCACGGAGAGAGTGTATGCCGTCTGTGCAAGGTCGTCCGGGCTCTTCTACCCGAGCAAGGGAGGGGCCGCCACGTTTAAGAACTTCAACGCCAGTCCGCTTCCTGGAGTCGGCACCATTCTCTATAGCTACTCCGACCACATTTGGAAGATGCACCTGTATATCGACAGGATCCAGAAGCGGCTGCCTCCGCTGCTTCACTTTCCTGCCGACGCCTCGCGCGACTTCATTGCCGGGCACAGCGGACAGGTGCTGGTGGAGAACAGGAACAACAGGGCAACCCCCTACCAGTTTAAGAACATCGAGAACGACCACTTCGGCGACTGCACCAAGCTCCACTGCGTGGCATGGGCTATCCTGAAAGGGAAGTTGTGACCCTTTGACACGGAGCGGCCTACATGGCCGACTCCTACAAAATTGACCAGCTTCAAGACCTTTCAGGTGTTAAGCGGTATCTGAGGCGCAAGTTCAGCGCAGAGGAGCTTGATGCCTTGGCAGACGAGGCATTCGGCAAGATCGATGAGTCGGTCGTGATCTCCTCCTCCGGTCAGGGAGGTGGTGTGAGCGGACAGATCAGCGTCCCGGCGAATCTCCTTCTTGCCGCCATCGAGGAGATTATCGCACAGGGAACAGGTGGCCGCCAGCTTGGCACGAGCCCCGACTTCAGCGCAGTGCGTTGGTCAGTTTGATTTTCTCCCCTAGAGCAGTCCAATGTTCCAAGGCTGGCGAGAAGGTCTCCAAAACCATCTGGCTCGGTTCGATTCCGAGGGGCTGTGCCAATTTTGATTTCCGATTGATTTTTGACAGGTGCGCTCTGTCATGAGCGAACCAAAATCAAAGCGTGGTGGTTACAGACCCGGAGCGGGTCGCCCGAAGAAGGCAACCAACTTCTCCTCAGCCGACGGCATCGCATCGCCGCAGCGGATGTGGATCTATACGCCGACGCTTGACTCGAGCAAGGCACTCACCCCTTCAGCCCGGATCGAGCAGACCAAGAAGTCGTTTTTCCTCTATGAGCATATCGGCCTCGCCGCCCGTGCCGTGGATGGCGTTGCCAAGTTTGTCGGGCCATTGATCCCGCAGGCCAAGACCGCCGATGAGAACTGGAACCGCATGGCAGAGCAGGCTTTCGAGGATGCCTGTGGCAATTCGGCCTTTGGAGTCGATGTCTCCAAGCAAGTCAACTTCTACGACGCGCAGGAAATCTTGGTGAAGCAGATGGCCCTCGCTGGCGATTGCTTCTGGCAGAAGCAGACCAGCAACTCAGGCCGCGCCATGTTCCGTATCGTGCCGGGCGAGAACGTCGGATCGGCTCATGGGGATGTGAAGGACGGATGGGTGGACGGCGTGAAGGTCAGCAAACTCGGTGCGCCGACCCGCTACCGCGTTCTGAAGGCTCCCGGCAACTATGCCGAATACAACGAGATCTCTGCCGACGACCTGACCCGAGTCGGGAAGGTGGATCGCATCGGTCAGGTGCGCTCCCGCCCGTGGCTCCACCGTGCAGCCGATCACCTCCAGGACATTACCGAGATCCTTGGCTACGAGAAGATGAGCGCGAAGCTCGGCTCCTCGCTGGCCTTCGTCATCACCTCGCCCGAGGCCGGGCAGATCGGCCTTGGCTCCTCACTTCAGAAGGTGCAGGCCGCAGGCGGCAGCATCACCAAGGACATTCTCACCGAGGGTTCCATCATCCCGCAGTTGAAGCCGGGAGAGCGCATCGAAAGTTTCAACAACGCCCACCCCTCAGCGAACCTCGACACGTTCCTCAAGTATCTTCGCCGCGACATCGCGCACGGGTTCAACATGCCTGCCTCGGTGCTATTCGATCCCGAGGAGGCCGGGGGCGCGACCATGCGCTTCGCCATGGAGGATGCCGCCAAGACCATTTCACGGATTCAGGAGATCATCATCCAGTCATTCGTTGCTCCGTTCTGGAGGTTCTGGATCTGGCAGGAGATCGAGGCCGGACGCTTGCCCATGCCGAACGATGGGACTGATTGGTGGCGCATGGAGGCGACGGCCCCCATGAAAGTGAGTGTCGATATAGGCAGAGACGGTCGCCTCTACAGCGACATGCTACTCCGTGGTCAGATCTCCCCGCAGGACTACTACAACATGCAGGGGAAGGATCACGACAAGGTGCTGGATGACACCATCCGCGCAGCCGTCCGCCGAAAGAAGCGTGTGATGGAGATCGCCGCCGAGGAAGGCGTCGAGATTAGCGTGGTCGAAGTCTTCCCTCCTGCGCCGGGATCACCCGTTCCACCTCCGGCACCAGACCCGGTGACTGACCCTGCCGTTTGACACTCCGCATTTCCTCAATATGCAGAAGCTGACTTTCTTCGCCGCCGCTACTGGCTCACGGGTAGACCGTGAAGCTGGCGTCCTTCGCGGCGTCTCGGTCATCACTGAGGGAGAGGCCAAGGGTCACGGCATGATCGTGGACGGCGTGACGCTTGAGCAAGTCAAGGCTTGTGCCGAGACCTACGTCGACGGCCTCCGCGTCAAGATGGATCACTACACGGGAATCGACGCCATGGTCGGAGTCCTCCGTGACTTCCAGATCGACGGCCTCCAGCTCCGCGCCGATCTGCACCTCATTAAGAGCCACGACGATTTCGAGAAGATCCTCGAGATGGCAGAGACCATGCCTAGCTCTTTTGGTCTTTCCATCTCCTTCTTCGGAGAAAGTGAGGATGTCGAGGTTCCCTCCGATGACAGCGAAGAGGTTGAGCCGAATAGCGGCGAACTCCCCGAGGGTGGCGTCGAGATCGTCCGTGCAGCCCGGTGCATGGAGATCTACTCCGCAGACATCGTGGATCAGCCAGCGGCGAACCCATCCGGCCTTTTTCAAGCTATGACACAAGACATCAACCCCGTAGAAGTTCCCGCCGAGGCTCCCGTCGAGGAGATCAAGGCCGAGGAAGTCACCGCCGAACTCGAAGTGAAAGGCCCCGAGGGGACTCAGAACATCCCCGAGGAAGCCGCCCCTGCCGAGGCTCCCGTCGAGAAGGATGAGGAAGTGAAGGCCGAGCCTGTCGCAGAGGAGAAGATCGAGGAAGTCGTCGTCGCCCCTGCTCCCGTGGAAGACCTCCCCGAGGAAAAGCTCTCGAGCAAGCTCTCCGATGTCGTTCTCAATTTCGAGAACACCAAGGCCGAAGTCATCACCCTCCGCGCCGATCTGGAGACCGCCCATCGGAACCTTTCCGCGCTGAAGGCTGAAGTCGAGAAGCGTGATCTCACCATCGCCAAGCTTGAGGAGATCAAGCGCACCGCCCTCCGGGCAGTGGGCCTCCTCCCCTCCGATGTCGAGCTTGAGATCGCCGCCGAGGCCACTCCGTTCAATCCCGTCGAGGCTTATGCCGCCGCCGTCGAGGCAGGAGACAAGAAGCTCGCAGCCGAACTTTTCAAGGCGCACAAGACCGCAATCTTCGCGGCTCGGCGCAACTAATTTCATGAGGCAATAACGCCACAGGAAACCAAGCAAACCCAACCCAACCCAACCCCACCACCATGCCCAACACCATTGATTCCGCGCTCATCGCGAGCACGATCTCTGAGCAGGCGCAGACCGTGCTTGGCAACCGCCTCGCAGCTCTGAATCTGTTCTCCTCCGACTTCTCCGCAGAGGTCAAGAAGCCCAAGGACACCATCCAGGTGCCCGTCGCCACGGCAACCTCCAGCACCCAGACCAACCCCACCAGCTTCAACAGCACTGGCGGCACGACTCTGGACAAGGCCACCGTCGCCCTCGACCACCTCTATCAGCCCTTCGGCCTTGATTACTCGGACATCCAGTCCGGCATCAAGCTCGAGAAGCTGGTGAAGATCAACCTCAACGCCCTCGCCGACAAGATCTGGGCCGTTGTGACCACCCCAATCACCGTTGCCAACTACGGCTCGGCAGTTGTCGCTCCCGCCACCGCTTCCGCGAACTTCTCCTCTGGAGACCTCGCCAAGCTCTGGGCTTCCGTTAGCAAGAGCAGCAGCAAGGGCCTCGTGCTCTCGCCGACCCTCTACAGCGGCATCATCCCGACCGCGACGACCTCGATCACGCTCGACAAGGGCGCGTATGGGTTCGACAACGGCGTGTTCTACGCCAACCAGTTCAGCGGTCAGACCCGCCTCGCTGGTTTCGCTTGCAGCCCCGAGGCTCTGGCGATTGCCTCCGCCGCTCCTGCGCTCGATCACGTCCGTGACGAGTATCTGGTCAGCGACGTGGTGGTTCTTGAGCAGCTCGGCATGAGCATCTACTACAACGTGATGGCAGATCGCAGCACCCGCGCGATCGTCGCCTCCGCCGAGGTGATGTTCGGAGCCGCGAAGGCTGTCACTTCCGGAACGATGGGCCTCATCGTCGCCGCCGCCTAAGTCCTCCCACTAGGCAAACCAAGCAAGGCCGTCCCTCGTGCGTGGGGGACGGCCTTCTGCTTTTTGTGGAGCAAGGTGGATAGACTGAAGGCTGAAGGCTGAAGGCTGTTTTGACACCTCCGATCTGGTGTGAAGCGCAGCACCATCCTCCGGGCATCCCGCAAGCGCATCGGCTACGTCTCCGACGCGACAGGCACACGGATCTCCATTGCCGGGGGCAAGCCATTCTTTGCCTCGGTCAGCTTCCCCTCGATCTCAGACAGCTTGGAAACTGGCGGGTTTAACATCGCCACATCCCTCACCGCAGTCTGGCCTATTGGCCGCGCTGCGAAGCCCGTCAAGGGTGCCGTCCTGAAGCTCGAGGATGAGAACGTCACATTCAGGATCGAGCACTCCGCCAGCAACATCGGCGACCCGGTGAATCCCTCGATCACCGTCCAGGCACTCCGCGACTAATCCTATGAATCCTTTAGCGATTGAATCCGCTTTCAAGACGGCCCTCGCCGTCTCCTTCCCGACGGCAGTGATCCATACCGGGACAAGCTACGAAGAGATCCCCCCGGAGACCACGACGCTGGTTATCTCTGCGGCCACGGTTGACCATGTGGCTGGAAATCTCTGGAAGGCCCCCGTGACCATCCGTGTTGTCTCCCCGGCCTTGCTTGGAGCCTCCGCGCTATCCGATCTCGATGCCGTGCTCGATGGCTTGGCCGCCGCCCTGACCTCCACCTCTCTCACAGCCAAATGGCCAAGCGTCAGCGGCACCCCGGCATTCTGCGGAGTCTGGTCAACTGGAACCAAGACAAGCCAGGAGGGGAACTCATGGGTCGCTGAGGTCGAGGCCGTGCTCGGCGTCTCGGAGTGATTGGGAGATTTGACACGCCTTCACTTCCATGAGCGAGAAGCCCAACCCCCTCATCCTCGAAAAGGATGTCGTGAAATCACCCGCCCCTGCTCCCGAACCCCAGCCCTCCAAGTAATATGCCTGCCATCGGAATCTCTTCCACATTTCAAGCCCTTGTCAGCCCCGGAGCTGGGTGCGTCATCACTGAGGTGACTCAGGACGAGTCCAAGGAGATCAAGACGATCAGGGACTCAAGCGGAGTTACCAAGCAGGTCGGAGTGCTTCCGTTCACCGAGACCAAGATCTCGGTCAAGGGCAAGGGTGCTCCTGCGCTCACGCTTGTGGCTGTCAATGCCAATGTCACCTCCGGCACGGCGGTCGTGACCTCCGTCTCCGTCGATGAGTCCAACGAGGATTTCCCCGACTTCTCCCTCGAGGCCATGAAGTGGAGCTAAGAGCAACCCACCACCCCTAACCGACCACCCACCATGCCCGCCGTCACCGCCGCCATTGGCATCTCTTCCTTCACCTCCGGCACCATCTCCAAGGTCACCACCTCGCGCAAGACCGAGACCAAGGTGCTCAAGGATCGCACCGGGGCTTTCTCTGCCGCCTGCACCTACGACCCGACAGCCGAGTTCTCCGTGGAGGGATCGGGCGATTACCCTGCGATCACGCTAGGAGTGGCCTCCTCGAACATCCCCTCCACCATCTCGGGAGGGATCATCGTCATCGATTCCTTCAGCAAGACCGAGAAGAACGACGACTTCGCCTCGTGGAAGTATAGCGGGAAGCAGTTCCCAGGAGCCACGGCCTAACAGCCATCACGCCACTAACAGTCTGGAATGAACCGATGAATACCAACGAAAAGCTCTCCGTGCTGGTCGATCACCAGCACCCACTCTCCTCTGCCAATACCCACGCCGTCGCGGCGGCACTCACCTCTGGCGGCTGCCTCGGTGAGAATGGCTACCTCGACACCATCGAGCAGGGGAATGACGGCAAGCCCCGTCGCACGGTTGTCTGGTTGCTCAAGGATGCCGAGATCGAGTTCCGCGCCTTTGAGGGGGAGAAGGTCAGTCAGGCCGAGTTCCTGAAGCGATACCAGGACAGGGAATGGATCGCGGGGAATCCCGACCACCCCATCGCCTTCATGAAGTGCCTCATGGAGAACGTCAACTCGCTCCGCGACCAGATCAAGAATGCCTCCCCGACGATCAAGGTCACCCGTGGAGGCCGCGCCGCCTACATCCCTGCGAATGCCACCGAGGCCGAGCGGCAGAAGCTCCTTGCCAAGCTGTAATGCTATGAGCGAGGAAACATTGAACGAACGCCTCTACGCCGAGGAGCCGGTCATCGCCGGGGTGAAGGTTCGCCCCTACTCGAACCGGGTCAAGCTCAAGCTCTCTCGCATCCTGCGCTGGCTCGACATCGACGAGGCAGATCGGAATGAGGAGATCCTTTTTGCCTTCATCTACCTGATCGCCGCCCCGATTGATCGGGTCGCCCTGAATACGCTGAATAAGTCTGCCTACCTTGTGGACAAGGATGCCTTCCTCGAGGGGGTGAGTGACGACGACCTGAAGGCCGCAGCCGATTGGTTCGTAGTCGTCACGGGGCTGGAGAAGGAGACGGCTGTCGAGGTGATCGCGAAGCCCTCTTCTTCTTCCTCGGAGACCGCACCCCCAAACTGATCGAGCCTCCTTCCCTCGCGGCCTTGGTCTTCACCTTGGCCAAGGAAGGGGGCTTCAGCGAGCAGGCCTTGATGGAGATGCCCGTCTACCGGGTGAATGCCTACTACCACGCCGCGCTGCGCTCGCACGATGTCTGGACGGTGAGGGAGTCGGCTCCTGCCGATGTCCAGATCGGCGAGTTGCTGGCCTTTGCGGCAGTTGACATGGGGGAGGAGTGGTGAGCAAGAAAGCCCTGACCATCGACACCAGCAACTTCAACCGGGCCATCAAAGAGATGGCTCGGATGAGCGGCGTGAATTTTGAGGATGTCGTGAAGTCCGAGATCGGGAGTGTGCTCTCTCAGACCATCACCCACACCGCCAAGGCTACCAAGGCGTCCATTGATAGGAGCTTCGTGAAGTGGGTCTATATTAGCGAATCATCTCCTGCGAAGCGTCCCCAGTCATCCTTATCGAAGGGCACGGCCTACCTGATGGTCAAGGGACGAGGAGGAGTGGCTCACCGTTATCCCGACCAGATCTGGTCATGGATCAACATGAGCAAGGATCAGCGGATCAAGGAACTCCGCAAGCGAATCGGCACGGCCAAGAAGTCATGGTATCTGCTCGCCAAGGGGATGAGGATCACGCTACCGAAGACGCCCCCGGCCTATGTGGCCGCCGCCAGGGTGAACGGCAAGGAACTCACGGATGAAGTGAGGCACACCAGAAGGGTGAGCATGAGCAAGGTCGGGTTCATGGTTGAGAACTTCACCAGAGCCGCGATCAGGGGCGGAGGCATGGCCGCGCTGTTGAAGGCGATCAACGGGCGCACCGGGTATTTTTACAGGAATGTCAGGGCTGGAGTCTTCAAGAAGGTTGGGACCATTGCCAAGAAGTATCCCGGCTTCAGGGTTCGCGGGATCTGAACCTTTGGAGGCCACGTTTTGACATACCCTCAGCAGTGATGATCTGTCTTTTCCTTCAGCCTCTTTAGCCATGGCCAACGAATCACTCCAAGCTAGTTTCGGGCTGGATATTGCGCCGCTTACTCAGTCCCTGAACAGGGCGACTTCAGCCGTTGCCTCGGCGACATCCCGGATGGCCTCGGCAGGCTTCGGCCAGTTACTAGGGCCGATTGCCGCAGTAGCCGCCGGAGTGGGTTCCATCACCGCCATCATGGCCGGGATGAAGGGTGCCCTTGATCTTGGGGGCGAGATGGTCGATCTCTCCAATAGGACAGGCGTCGCCGTCGAGTCACTTTACGGGCTGCGACTGGCGTTCAAGGATGCCGGAGTGGATGCTGAGAAGCTCGGCCCTTATGTGAACAAGATGCAGAAGGCCCTCGCCTCTTCGGTCGGAGGGGGCAAGGAGGCTAATGTGCTGAAGGGGATGGGCCTCGACCCTCAGAGCCTAGCATCGATGGATAGCGGCCAGGCGTTCGCCCAGATCGGGAATGCCATCTCACAGCTTCCGAATAGCACCGAGAGGGCGGCAGCGACCATGGCCCTCTTTGGGAAATCGAGTGGCGAGTTACTTCAGGTCTTCATGGACCCGAATTTCAAGTCTGCCGGGAACATCTCCGAGACAGCGCGCCTGCTGGGTGAGAATGCCGGGATCTTCGAAAAGGCGAGCGACTCGCTGGGTCGTGTCGGCCCCAAGCTGCAAGGACTCTTCGTTGGGATGGCCAGCGGCATGACCGGACTGTTGGACTCACTGGCAAATGGGATCGACGGGATCGACCTTTCCGGGATTGGACAGAAGCTTGGGAATGTCATCGGGAACTTCTCCACGGATTTCTCCGGCGAGTGGAGCAAGATCGTCCAGTTCATCGGTGACACGATCGGTCTCGTCTTTAGCAAGGATGGCCTCTCAGTCATCCTGGATTCCTTCTACTACATCGGATCTCAGATCAAGGATTTCCTTATCAGGACTTTCAAGACCCCGCTCGACTACATGGAGGCCGGACTCCAGAAGGCCGTCGAGTCGGCGATGGAGATGGTGGGGAAGATCCCAGTCCTTGGCGACAAGCTAGGCCTGAAAGGGTTCAAGGCGACATCCTTTGACCAGATCCTAGGCGAAGTCCAGAGCCGGGGCAATGGCCTGACCAATCTCAGCGCGGAGGATGCCGGGAACAAGGCCGCTCTCGGATCAAGCCTCAAGGAACGCATCGGCGTTCTTGCGGATCAGCTCAAGGAGAGCCTGGCCCCAGTGGTGACCGCGTCTGATGCGACAAAGGCTGTCAACGCCAAGGCGACCTCCGATAACGCAAGCCGAGTGATGGGTCAGAGCACATTCAACCCTTCCGACATCGGACAGGTCGCCAAGCAGGCCATCTTCGCCGACTCGCTGGCCAAGATCGGCGGCGGCGGCATCTCGGTCGGCGGGGGGAGCAATCCCATCCTCGAGGAGAACAAGCGACAGACCAGCCTCCTGCAATCCATCAACCAGAACTTGGCCAAGGGCATGATGTCGCCCGTCATCGCCGAGTTCGCGCCCTCCTACTAACCACACCTCACGATCATGGCCGACACTACAGTTTCCACCTCCTCCAAGTGGGTCGCCAGCCTTGGTAGGTTCATCACCACGACCACGCTTGAGAGCCTGAGTGGCTATCCTTCAGCTCCGTCGGGCGCGGTCAACGTCACCAAGAGTTTCTCGGACGGCGTCTATCGTCTGACCTATGATTCGGACGGCGATCTATCAAATGGCGGCGGCGGCGGTGGGGGCGGTGGTTCCTCACAGACTTGGAACTACGAGATCCACACGACCACCTCGAGCGAACCGCTGAAGAGCTTCTGGAAATTTGCCGATGGGCAGGAATGGGCCTTGTCTGCTGACGACCTCAAGACCATTCAGGACTGTGAAGCTGGGACTAAGAAATGGGCTGATCAACTCACTGGCAGCGGCGGGTTGAATGCCTACGCCTACCTCTACTTCAAGAAGGGCATTGAGTCCGTCCTGAAGCCATCGATCACCCTCTCGATCACCGCTGACGAGTCATCATTGCCGAGCATGGCGGACATCGGCAAGATCGCCGCGGGACTCACCAATGCACCCGCGCTGCCTACCGGCGCGAACTGGATATTGACCGGGATGAATGCCATTGCCTTGATCAACGCAAAGTGGCGTGTCACTCGGGAGTATCGGGCCAGCGGACAGGGAGGTTGGGAGCAGATGCTCTACGGGAACTGACCATGTCACGTTGCCCACGGCTTCAGAGTGGAGGAGAGCTGACTCCTGCCGCATGGGATCGCTTCGCCGCGTGGCTGGATGCCGAGCTTCGAGCGCGGGAGATCCAGCCGGGCGTCGGCTACAGCTACACCGCATCACGCGGTGGGTTCTCACTCTCGATCAAGGGGGGAGGTGGATCGGTTTCTTCGGCCTCCTTCCCATTCCAGATCCTTACGCAGTCGAAGCCCGGCACCAGCACCGGACAGATGCAGTGGGGGGTCATCTATGAGTCAGCACTCTTTAAGTCATTCAAGCCCGACGACAAACAGACCATCACGGGCCTTCTGAGTGAGAACAACCCCGATCCTGACGATGCTGGCTGGCTCGACATGATTGCCGAGGATGCCATCTGGCTGACTGTGGTCTTTAGTAGCGGCGACCCTCAGACCATCACCTCGGCCACCGTGAACTCATGGGGGAACGATGACGACTTCGACGTGACGGCTGGCCCGTGGAGTGGGAACAACGGCTACCTCGAGGATGACGGGGCTGAAGAGGATGCGAAGTTCCAGACGTTCCGAAAGCTGATTGGTTACAGCTATGCGGGCGACGATGGGAATCCCGTGATCGTCCAGGGACTGCGCCAGAACCAAGTGATCATCGACATCTGTGAGGGGGGGAAGTCGGCGAAGTATCCGATTGATCACGGCGGCGGCTACGCGCTGCCGTAGTCCCAACGCCATGGCCTTCATCAAGAACAAGTGCGACTGCTGCCAACCAGCAGTTTGCGAGGAGTGCGGTTGCCCAGCGATCACGACCTCAAAGCGATTCCTCGCCCCCGGATCGGAGCCTCAAGAGGGAGCGATCATTGTCAGTGAATTCACCTTGCAGTTGGCAGACATCGAGTTCTGCCCCTGTGGTTGTTTTAGTTTTGGTTCTGGTGAAGCTGTTGTGGTGCCTTGTTCCTCCGGGGAGTGCGATTCCTATGGATGCGCGGCGTGTGAGGAAACAATCGCTGGGACGGGATTTTTTGATCAGATGCTAGGTATTGGGAACCTCTACAACCCCATGACTCTGACTTATTACAGTTCGACTGATCCGGTAAATCCCGAGTTCGGTTCTCAGCCCGGTTATTACAACATAGAGACCACTCCGCATGGGGGAGCAGTTGCCGCCAACCCTGACGTGCTTTTTGTTCCCAATGAAGTGTTCGTGCGCCCATCGATCTTCTCTACGCAAATCGAGTGGTTCCGAGCCGAGTGCCTGATCGCTGAAACGGAAAACAGCTTAACTTATCAAGGGGTCATTTACGGATCGAACTGTTTCTCCACCCCAAGCTCCCCGAACACGCGAGGAGGAACGGCGACCCTGACATGGAGCTAAGAGCATGGACTTCCTAGATTCGGCATCGTGCAGGGATCGGAAGATGTGCCGAGTCTGCCGATTCTCTAAACCTTGGAGAACGGAACAAGGAGCACCCGAGGAATGTCCTCATGGCGTGACTCGGGAGAATGCTCCTGTGAACGTTGTTCCACCACCCGATCCGTCGCTGTTGGAAAAGGCAAAATCGCTTGCCCAAGCTACGGGAAGCTGGGCCAAGGGTGGCTTCAAGTTGGCAGACGAATCCACGCTGGCGGGACGCATGGCGATCTGCAAGGCATGTGAGTTCTGGGATCATTCTGGCTTTGCTGGCACGGGCCGCTGTCAGAAGTGCGGCTGTAGCACACAGGCGAAGCTCAGGATGGCGACCAGCAAATGCCCGGAAGGGAAGTGGTAAGAAAACAGGCTGAAGGCTAAAGGCTGAAGACTGTTAGGTCAGAGGTTTGACACAGGGGCCTCCGTATGGGTTCCCGCCTTCAGCCTTCAGCCTTCAGCCTAATCCCCTAATCTCATGGCCGCCGCGACGTTTGATTTAACTGGTGACAACCGCATCATGCAGGGGGCTGATTACTCCTATGGGGTGAAGTTGTGGAATCGCTCCGTCACGCCGAAGGTCGCCCTCTCGCTCGTCGGTGCCACGCTGAAGTCGCAGATCCGCAAGAAGTCCGGCGCTCCTGTCCTGGCTGAATTTACGGTGACGATCACTAATGCGGCGAATGGTCAGGCGACCCTTGTTCTTCCTGCATCGGTGACCGCGACCCTCCCCGGCACGAAGCCCGATGTCTACCTCGAGCATGACCTCCTCATGATCCGCGCCGATGGAACCCGCATCGTCCTCCATCAGGGACTCGTCGAAGTGGACGACCGCATCACCGTGGCCGCTTAGTCCTTTCACTTTCCACTTTCCACTTTTCACTTTTTCTCCATGGCCGCTGAAATCGAGATCGAAGTCACCACCGCCGCCGCCGTCCTCGAGGTGGAACTCGCCACGGGCGCACCGGGTCTCCAAGGTGCCACGGGGGCGACAGGTGCAACAGGCCCCCAAGGGCCAGCAGGCGCAACGGGGGCAACAGGCCCCCAAGGTGCGACCGGAGCGACGGGAGCGCAGGGTATCCAAGGGCTGAAGGGGGACACGGGTTCTCCGGGAGCCACGGGGCCGCAGGGGCCGCAAGGGCCAGTTGGCGCAACAGGCCCAGCCGGAGCCGACGGAGCCTCCACCTGGGAGGCGATCAGCGGCAAGCCGACGACCTTCTCTCCCTCGGCTCATACCCATCCGCTTTCTGATCTCAGTCAATCATCGGCAACATCTGGACAAGTTCCCTCATGGAATGGAACCGCATGGGTTCCGACCACTCCATCGGGAGGAGGCGACCAGCCGCTTAATACAACTGACGATGTGCTGTTTAATTCAGCAACCAGCACGGAAGGGTTCGTCGCTCCTGTCTTCTTCGCGGGAGACGCCGCCACCGGGGCGCAACTCCGATCAGACGCAACGCTACTGCTTCGCCCTTCTGTCAAGGAGAACTGGGAAGTCCTACGCGGAGTTGTCGGCTACGACTCCGCAACGAATAACCTTTGGTATCAAAAGGCATCGACTGGCCCCAGAAAGAGGATCGTTGATGAAGATTACCTGACTTGGGGCAACGTGCTTTCCAAACCCAGCGTTGCAATTACTGGCTCTGACAACGCTTTCACCTCCGGTCAGAGCATCACCGCCCCTGCGAACACCTCTGCCCTGACTGCAAGCTACAGCGTCACGGGAGACAACACCACCCCGCTTCTCGATCTCAGCGGGACTTGGAACACCACGGGAGTTGCAAGGGGGATCTTGCTGAATGTTACCGACACGGCGAGCGCGGGATCGAGTCGCCTGCTTGATGTCCGATCTTCGGGAACCTCTGCGTTTTCTATAAACAAGTTTGGAAGCACAAGTGGAACTGGCGGGTTCTCATTCACTCCAGCAAGCAACACTGGAACATTTTCATTTGCGTCTGGAAGCACGGGAACGGTTCAGTTTAACAGTGGTGCCGGGAATATCTTTGCCTGCCGAGCAGACACCATAAAAACATTCAACTTTGCAGCTACGTTTGCTGTTGGATGGAACGGCGACACGACGCTCTTTAGGGACGGAGCAGCCAACACGTTAGCCCTGCGCAACGGAACGAATGCACAGGCATTCCGCCTCTACAACACGTTCACGGACGCATCCAACTACGAGCGCGGATTCATGCGCTGGAACAGCAACGTCCTCGAAATCGGCACCGAGGCTGGCGGCACGGGGACGGCGAGGGCATTGAATATAGTAACCGCAGGAACGACGACCGCCCTGCAAATAGCTAATGGCGGAGGCACAAGCCAATACATCACCGGTCTTCGAGGGTTCAGCACTACCGGCGGCATGACAGTCGGCGCGGTCACAGGTGTTACGGGATCATCGGGATCATCGATTGTCGGCTTAACGGCAATCAATCAGACATCTGGAGCCGCTGACCCAACAACATCCACCATCACCACGGGCAACTGGCAAGTCTACCGCAACACCACAACTGGTATCGTGAAGCTGTGGGCCAACAATAACGGCACTCTCGTTTCCGTAGCCCTCGCCTAATTTATGAACAACATGACCCCGCAAGAAGCCCTGCAACTCCTCTCCGAAGCGTTGGAGCCTCGCAACCTAAACCAAATTTCCAGAGCTGGCTTCTGCTCCATACAGCAAGCAATCGAAGTCCTCGCCGCCGCAATCAAGAAGGACGAGCCTTCAGCACAAACCCACACCCACCCCTCGGACGGTGGAACAGCACTCCTATAGAGCCATGCAACTAACCATCTCCCCCTCCAAGCTCTCCGGCCTCAACGCCATCGTCGCCCGACTCAACTCCGTCGATGGAGCCGAGCAGACCACGCCAGAGGCTTATCTCCTCGCTCGCGTGAACGAGATACTGGACTCCTACACCCAGCAAGAACTTCAGAGAATCAAGGAAGAGGCGGCTCCTCTCTTCGATCTTGCTGCAACTCTCCCCGCCGACAAGCAGGAACAACTCAAGGCACTCGTTCAGCAACTGGCTGGCTCATAGTCATGCACGACGTGGCCCGATACTTCGACCTAGCACTCAAGGTAGCCACGACCGCCGCCCTGCTAGGGGTCGCCCTGCTCGGGACGAAGTTCGTGACCAAGGAGGAGTTCACGGCGGCCAATACCCGGATCGAGAAGATCGAGGCCGTCCTGATCCGCATGGAGGCCAATGCAGAGACAGACAAGCGGCACGACATCCTCCTTGCCGACCACGAAACCCGGCTCCGGACGCTCGAGAAGAGGTGATGATCTAACCCCTTTTGACTCCGCGCCTCTACCATGAGGCGATTTTCAGACCCCATCGAGCTGCTCCTTCTTCTCTGCGCGGCCATGCTCGCCGCCACGATTGCCCTGTTCGGGATCACAGGCTGCGCGGCCAAGCCCCAGCCATCTTACGCCGCCCCGTCCGTGGTCGCGGTCAAGACGGGCCTCGAGAAGCTCCGCCCCCATGTCACCCCGGCAGGAGTGCCAGCCATCGCCGCCCTCGAGCAGGCAGTCACTACCTACGAGGCCCAAGTTGACCAGCAGTCCGCCGCCCTCCATCAGGCTCAGTCCGATGTGGCTTACTGGCAGGCCAAGCAGGCCAAGGCACTCCGTGAACTCTGGATGTGGCGCGGCCTCGCCGCCCTCATGCTCGGAAGCGTCGCCGCGTGGTTCGCGCTGCGCTCCGGCCTCAAGCTCGCCCTGTGACCATGCTCCTCTGCTTCCTATCAGGCGCGCTCGGTGTTCTGGCCATGTTCATCCTGATCGCATTCTCCCCCGAGATCGGTGACTTCCTGAGCCGCTTCCGCAAATGACCGCTTTCCTTAGAAACGTCATCAACGCGCCGGATGGCTCGGCCTCCACAACCCGGATAGGGTTCTTCCTTGTGCTGGGCCTCCTGGTCGTTGTCGTGATGCGGTGGCTTGTGACGGGACAGGACATCCCATGCGAACTCTCTCGGCTGCTGGAAGTCGCCATCGGTGCAGTCGCGACCACGAAATTCGTCCAACGCTTCGCCGAGGGCAAGTAACACAACCCCCCTTCTCCTCCTCTGAGCCTCTGCGTCTCTGCGCGAAACCCTTCCTGAGTTCCATATTTTTCTTCCCTTCAGCCTTCAGCCTTCAGCCTTTCCACCTCTCCCCATGAAACGCTTCGACATCCTCGCCTCCGCTGAGGACGCTGGCCTCCCTGCACGATTCCGCAAATCCCTCGGCCTCGTCCTGCGCTGGGAATGCGTCTACCTTCCCGACGGCGAGACGATCCGCTGGGAGAACGATCCCGCCGATCCGGGTGGCGCGACCTTCGCCGGGCTGACTGTCCTCCACGACCGCATCGCCCCGCCGCCTGACGAGCCGACTGCCCGTGCCATCGCCGCGCATTATTATGAGGCCGACTGGATGCCCTTCGCTGGCCTCCCTTCACCTGTGCAGGAGGTCTGCTTCGTGCAGGGAGTGAACCAAGGCATCGGCACCGCGATCCGCATGCTTCAGAACGCGACAAACGATTACGGCTTCCAGCTTTCCGTGGACGGCATCCTCGGCGAGAAGTCGCGCCGCGCCGCCATGTCCGTGCCAGACTCCACGGGCCTCGCGATGGCCTTCTTACAAAAATCCCGCCGCAGATACGAGGCCATCATCGCAGGCAATCCCAAGCTGGAAAGATTCCGCAACGGCTGGATGAACCGCCTCGAGGCGATCAAGAAGGAGCTAGTAGCCTAGCGTCCAGCGGCGCGGTCAAGCTGACTAGTCACCCATTCAGAAAGCTTCTTCTCCTGCTTCACCGCCGCCCGGACATAAGCGGCTTTCTGCTCTCGGCTCACCCTCACATGGAGGTGTGACGCAGCCCCCTCCCCGGCAGGGAGAGGAGGCCGTCCACGTTTTACGGCGCTAGTCATTTTACGACCCGTGTTCATCACAACCAGGGGAGCGGAGAACTGACCATTTTTTTGATTTTGCGTAAGCTCTGGCGGCTTTTGCCGTTTCAAAACCCTTCACTGGTATTGTGTCTCCCTTGTATGTGGACATCCACCAGGGAAGCTCCATGAATGAGCGAGAAGTATCTTTTTTGTAGAGGAGGACTGTCGTTTTCATTGTATCGTTGTTTTCGTTGTTCCGGGTGGCCCCCGGCGGCAGGAAGTGGTTTCACTTTCTGGAGTCACCATAATTCAGTTTGTTTTATTGTAAACACAAAAAAATAATCTTTTTTTTGGTGGGTTCCCGGCGACAGATTTTGACACTCGCCCCAGAGCATGGCTAAAAAACCCGCCACGGACTGGGGCAGTGTCGCCCGGTCAGCGCAAGAACGCGCTCACTCAGCCGAGATCGGAGACCTCAAGCGTCAACTCGGCAACTACCAGCAACTCGTCTCTGAGTTGGAAGCCCAGTTGGATGTCGCCTCTGCCATCGGATCTCGCAAGCTCTCCAAGAAGGCACTCAAGCCCGTGACACTCGACCAGGGGGAGGCCGTCGCCGTCCTCTGCGCCTCGGACTGGCATGTCGAGGAGACGGTCACCTCGGCCTCCACGAATGGGCTGAACGAGTTCAACCTCGGAATCGCCGAGGATCGTATGCGTAAGTTCTTCACATCGGCGGTGCGCCTCACCGAGATCCAGCGCGGCGGCTGCAAGATCGAGCAGGCCGTCCTCTGGCTCGGGGGAGACCTCATGTCGGGCTTCATCCATGAGGAGCTACAGGAGACCAATGAACTCACCCCGACCGAGACCATCCTCTGGCTCAAGGATCAGCTTGCCGAGGGGATCGCCTACCTCCGCCAGCAGTTCTCATCCATCAAGATCGTGTGCAACTACGGGAACCACGGCAGGACGACCAAGAAGCCCCGCCATGCCACAGGCTACAAGAACAGCTACGAATGGCTGCTCTACTCCATCCTCTCCTCGCAGATCACGGGAGACGACCTAGAGTGGGTCGTCGCTGACAGCTACCTCTCCTTTGTCCCGGTCTATGGCAAGGTCATCCGCTTCCACCACGGGGACGGCCTGAAATATCAAGGCGGCGTCGGCGGTCTCACGATCCCGACTGAGAAGGCCATCGCAAGTTGGAATCGCGCCAAGGTTGCCGACCTCGATGTCTTCGGACACTGGCACACCCAGCAGCAGAATCCCAAGTGGGTAAGCAACGGCTCGCTGATCGGCTACAACGCTTACGCCGTATCGATCAAGGCAGGGTATGAGCGTCCCCAGCAGACCTTCTTCCTCTTCGACCGGGATCGCGGCCGCACCATCACCGCCCCCATCATCCTATGAAATGGAAAAAACTCCTGCACAAGCAGAACGCCCGGCACTACGCATGGCCCCCCGGCTGGGATACTGCCGAGCAGATCGCCGAGCAGTTGGAATGTTCCCCTGAGCGAGTCCGCGAACACCTAGCCCCATCGATCCGTGCAGGCGAAGTCGAGTGCAAGCAGTTCACCATTTGGGATACCGAGACAGGCCGCAAGGTCACCAAGACCGGCTTCCGCATCGGTGGGGCGAAGCCCGAGACGAGAGTCGAAGGCAAATCCCCAACTCCTAGCTCCAAGCTCCCAGCTACCAACCGCGACCGCTGGCCCTTCTTCGAGGGGGCGAAGATCCGGCGCATGGACTCCCCCCGGATCGGCTTCGTGAATGGTTGCAGGATCGAGTGGGAAGATGGCCGCATCGCCATCCCCAGCAAGAGCCAGCAAACCAAGCTCCGCCTGGCAAAGTGATCTCATAGCTCTGGCCTAACAGCCTTCAGCCTTCAGCCTAAACACCTCTTCCCGATGAGCGTCGTCACCGAGAGTGAGCAACTTCCCGAAGGTAAGATCCGCTGGGTGCTGAGCCTCGATGTGTCCATCACTGGCATCAAATTGCCCTTCCGGCTCCGCTTCGCGACAGACGACCACGAAGACATGCTGGAGGCATTGGCCGACTTCCACTCTATGCTCATGGAGAAGATTCAGCAGCTTCCCGACTAACAGCCTTCAGCCTTCAGCCTGCCCATCCATGAAGCTCCCCCGCCGACTGAAGCTCACCTACCGAAGCCTCGGTCGAGAAGGGGCTCATGGGCTGGCCATTGCCCCGGACGAAGTAGTGGTCGATCCCAAGCATCCTTCTGCAAAAGAAGCCCTGGACACGAAGATCCATGAGGCACTGCACCTATTGATTCCCGAAGCCAGCGAGATGATGGTGAGAGCCTACGCCTCGCGCCTGACAGACTTACTCTGGAAGGACGGCTACCGGCGCGTCGAGTTTTAGGCTTCCGGCTCGTGGCCGTAGGCCCTGAGAAGCTGGCGGGTGAGTGCGTTCTGAGTCTTGAGTTCGGTCATCAGAGTCATCGACCACTGGAGATTATTCGTGGATTCACGGGCATGCTGATCCGTGATGGCCTTCAGCTTCGTGTTCAGCCAGGCAAGCTGGAGCATGACGATGAATGGGAAGACAAAAAGTAAGATCCCCCCGATCAAGCAAACCATGGCCATGAACAATCCCGCCCCGAGCATCCCTGTGAAAACTCCAGCCTGAGCACTGGTAGAAGCCGCCGCCCCTAGGAACAAAACGCTATTCATGAGAGGGCATTTGTTCTACAAAGGTAGCCCGTGGGGAAAGCTTAAAATAACTGCTTCCTTGATTTTTTCGGTTCCTCAGCCGCATGGAGTGCGGTGATTTCGGGGATGGGGTAAGTAGCTGATTCTTGAAACAAGGCTTCCATGTGGCGTTCCACCAGTGGAATCCCTGCTGTTATTGCCATTCTCATAATGGAGGAATGGTCGGTGCCTGCGCGTTTGGCCAAAGCGGTGATCCGCTCATGAATGGGCCACTTCAGCCTTACTGTCTTGGTGATTTCTTTTTCCATATTTTGACACTTCATCTTTTTTGAAAGAATTTCCAATTTTTTCTTGCCACAAACTACGATCTAAGCCAAAACACTACCAGACAAGACACATGACCACCGAAGCAAAAACCTTCTACATCAAGCTTCCAAGCGCCATTGCGGCCCGTTCCGAGGCGCTGAAGGAAAAAACAGGAATCAGCGAGGCTGCGATCCTGAGGCAGGCCATCACTGCCGGACTCGGAAAAGTCGAGGATGCCATCGATCTCCTGCACGAAGACCTCGAACCCGCCGATCAAGCCGTTTCCTGACCCATGACATCCACCACCGCGATGATCGACCTCGACCGTCTGGAGTTCCCCTGCCATTTGGCAGAACTCGTCGGGATGAGCCCGACGGAACTCTCCTCCCTCAAGCGGCGCGGGTGCCCTTTTTTCGGGAAGAAGACGACCCTGCGGTGGGTGCGCGCTTTTTTGGCGGCGGAGGCGGGGGCAGCGGCACCCGCTTCATCGCGAGCCGTGCGTCCTCGACGTTCAGCTTCGAGTAGAGCCGGTGGACCATCCTCGTCGAGTGATTCACCAGTCGCATCGCTTCGCTCTCGGAGAGCCCGGCTCGATGGAGCCGTGAAATAAAGGAGACCCGCAGACAATGACTCGTCAATCCATTAGCCGCCCGGCCCAGCACCCGGTTGAAGTCGCGGTTCATCGTCCGCTCGATCTCGGGCAGGGTATGGCCGTCGTGCGGGGTGATGCCCTTCAGGAAGCTGGCAAGCTGGTCATTGATCGGTGCGCTGAACCACTTCCTAGCATCTCCCTCCTGCCGCTTCGCATCACGGATCTGGATGGTCGCGCTCTTGAGGTCGATCCGATCCATGGGAATGCGGGTCTCGGAGAAGCGGCATCCGAGGTGAAGCTGAAGCTCGAAGGCGGTGGCCATCCATCCGGGCTGGTCGCGCAGGGCCTGCCTCACCGCAGTGATCTCGGGGAGGGTGATCTCGCGCTTCTCCTTCGGGGGGGTCATCGGGACTCGTGCCAGGGCGAGGCCGTTCGTCTCGGCCAGCCCTCGCCGGATCGCCTCGCTCATGAGGAAGCTGAGGAATTTCAACTCGGCACGGGCGGTGTTGTGGCTGGCGTGTTCGCCTCCTGCCCCCTTCCTCCAGTCGAGGTAGGCTTGGGCATGCTTGTAGGTGACCTCGCTCGGCATGCGGATCCCCTGCTCGTGCAGGAAGACATGGACAGTGCTCCAGAAGTATCGGGATCGCAGGAGAGTGCGGGGGTTCTTGTAGTGGGCGGTGATGTAGTCGGGAACCCACTCGACGAAATCCCCTCCCCTGTTCGGTCTGACGATGGCCTCTTGGGAGCCTCGCCGCGCCGCCTCCTTCACGGCCTTCGCCGAGTCCTTCGGGCAGTCGGCGCGCAGCTTCAGATTCTCATCGCGCCAACGCTGGGTCTCCAGATCCCGGTAGCGCACATACCAGAACGGGGATCGCTTTTTGCGAACCAAGAACGCCATGCGTGAAAAGTTTCACACAGTTTCACATGACACAAGGAATTTAACCGCGCAGAAGTCAGCCTAACAGAGTAGAAACCATGAAAAAAACACCAAAATCCAAATTACCGTTACACCACAGGGCAGTGATTTACTCTGTAAATCGTGACCTGTTTCACACGAGTTTCACAATTCGTGCTATTGAGGCCGTCGATTTCAGGGGGCAGTGTGCAGGAATCACACTTCTCTTGCAAGCTGAAGGAGGTGCCCTGTGATCGCCCTGCTTTTTGCTGTGGGGACGGTCGTCCTCTTTATGGGGCGTCGGGAGTTGGCTGAGATCCTTGCCGGGCTGATTGCCCGTTTCACGGGAGGTGCCAAGTGAGCGATCCCACTCTCGAGGCGGCTCTCGCCTATGCTCGGCAGTTCCAGAAGCCGGTCGGGTTCTGGGCTCGGATCTGGGCTTGGTATAAGCGCATCACTGGGTATGAGGCGGCTGTGAAGGCAACCCTCTGGCGCGAATACATGCGGGTGGAGAAGAACCTAAAGGTAAAGGGGGGCAAATGAGCACTCAGCTTCACTTCGACTTCTACGCGACCCGTGAGGAGTTCGTCGCCGCCTTCGTGGAGCAGTTGCTCCATCTGGCTCCGAAGTTCCGCCTCCAAGGGAGGTCAAAATGAAGGACTGCACTCCCTTCTACCAAGTGCTGCTGGCGGTCACGGCCTCGGCCCTGCTCTGGAATCTCTGGAAGTCGGGAGGTGGACGATGAATGCCACCAATCTCGGCATCTGCGTGATGCCCGGTTGCCTAACTCAGGCTAAGTGGGTTCACGGGACTCCCCTCGAGGACGGTGGAGAGCAAGTCTTCCCATGGGAACTCTGCGACTGCTGCCACGAGTCGGTGGTGGCTGCGGATCGGGTGCTGGCGGTCGCCGGGATCGAGTTCCCTGATGATGTGATGTGGTGCATCGAGGCGGCCCGGGCACGGCGTCAGCGGATGCTCAAACTGGAGTCTCTGAAAAAGGCATGATCTCCGCATCTCCCCAGGAGGCGTTCCGCGCCTATAGCAATGACACGGCTGAGTCGGCCTACACGCCCGACTATGCCGCCGAGATCGACGGGGAGGGTGATGAGTTGGCAGAGGAGTTCTTCTGGTTCGTCCAGAAGAACATCCCCCCCTCGAAGATGCAGATCGACTGGCTGGTGATGCGCGAGGTGATCGCCTGTGCCGGGCAGTGGGGTCTGACGGTTCGGGAGAGGGAGAGAAAGAATCTGGCCGGTCAGGCTTGGGAGATGCTGGGCCGTGTAATCGGTCTGCTGCTGGGTGCCAAGAATCTGGCGGCTCAGGTTCACGCTCTGGCCTTCGCCGCCGGGCTGGACCAACTCAACGGGAAGCGGTCTCAGGCGGAGATCGCTCGGGATCTGGGATGCACCCGCGCCCTGATCTCTCACTACGTGGTCGGATGGGCCGATGTGCTCGGTCTCTCGATCACGAAGTTCAGGAAGTCGGAAGGTAGCCGCGCCACCTACTCGGCGGTGCAACTCAGTCGGAAACACTAATTTCAAAGGTAATAACGCCAAAGAAAACCAAACAAACACGCACAAAATGAAAACACAAACATTGGAAATCATAACACCGCAGAAGGCAGAGTTTTATTTATCTCTGTCCCGAGGAAATGGGGTTAGGAGAACTCAGCTTATTGCAAAACACGTCAATAAGTTTGTTAGGTTCTTACAGGGTGGAGAGTTTCAGCATGGGTTGCCCGATGGCGTGGCATTTCATCAAGATGGATGGCTTGCAAATGCCCATCACCGATTGAAGGCAATTTGCATTGCTGGTATTCCAGCAGAAATGTGGGTGGCTCGAGGGTTATCTGATGCCGATATTCTTGCTCTCGATCAGGGCAAAATCAGAACAACATCAGATCTAACTGGGCTAGATAGAAAAGTCACAGAGACTCTTTTATACGCCAGCAGGATTATAACAAATCAATGCGGTAGAGATGTTTCAGCACGATCTGTCCTTTCAATGGCAGACAGTCCTTTTGGCATTAAAGTTCAAGAGCTGGTGGATTATTGCGGCAAGAACTCAAAGGTTTTCTCAGCTGCTCCTGTTAAGTGCGCGGCGACCTATTGGGCACTAAATGGTGATCAGGAATATGCATTTTCCCAATACAGGGCACTCGCCAATCATAATTATGAGGATTTCACAAAGATCTCGGCACTCTTTGCACGAAGAGTAGCGACAAATGAATTGTCAGGCGCAAGGGCCGACGAGGTTTTTGCAGCAGCTATGCGGGTATTTAACCCATCAAAAAAAGACTACAAAAAACTCTATAAGTGGTCAGACGAAGCCAAGTCCGAGTTCAAAAAAATTTCTCACCTAATTTTTGGAAATTAATTATATGACATTAGAAATCGCAACAGAGGGAGAGGTTTCTCCCCAAGAACTGACTCCAGCAGGGTATTTCCGACCGGATGGCCTTGTCCTTCCGGAGGTGATGAGTGGGCAGGAATACTTCGAGGTGGGCTACCGGATCCTCGTCGCCAAGAAATGCTCGTCGATCTGGATGCGCCAGTGGCGCGAGTATGGAGCCAACTCCTACGGCGAGGAGTTCGTCGAGGACACGGAGGCGCAGATCGAGGCCCAGCTTGAACTGGCGATGGGGCTCCCCTCCACGGAGGAGACGGCCAAGCCGAAGCTGAATGAAGGGCTGGGCAAGGGGACGGCCATCGTGACCATCGAGGGCCTTCACCAGGGATTCTCGATCTGGCGGCGAAAGATGGACACGTCGATCCCGAAATGGACGACTCAGGACAGGAAAAAAGCCTGTGAACTGCTGCGCCCGATGGTGGAGTTCTACGATTATCTGCTCCATCAGGAGGCCAAATAATGGATTCAGGCGTTCTCGATCTCTGCGATGAGATCCAAGCACTGAAGGCCGAGTGCCGTCGGATCCGGGCGGCTGCCTCCCATGTGGTGGACAAGTCGTGCGAATCCTCAAAGGAGGATTTTCCTGAACTCGGGAAGGCAATCAGGAAGCTCCAGATCGAACTCGACCGATTCGCCCCGTCGATGGTCATGGATGCTCCCAAGAAGAGTAGGATCAAATGAGGCAGGTCGAGGTGGATGACGCGCTGATCGAGCTCGCCGAGGCGATCATCCTTCAGGCCGTCGAGGACTATGTGAACCTCAAGGAGAAGGCGATCATCCGAGGCCGCGAAGTCGATGTCTCGGCATGGGCTCGGCGCGGTGGCACTCGTGGCTATTGCAAGCCCATCGGCTACCAATGCGCCTCAGAGGTGCTGGAGCTGATCGGGTGGCTGGCCGGTCACGGGCTGGAATACCTCTGCAAATTATCCAATCACCACGCCTGCCGTATCCGGCAGCGGATCGGGCTGATCCCCTCCTCGGTGGCTCCGCTGACGATGGCTGAGATCCAGAAGTTCCACAATTCCCTCGCACTCTTCCGCCGGTGGGAACGTGCCAGGACGGAGGTCTAAGGCCATGACGCTCGAAACAACCAAGGTCGGGGATCTGGTGACACTCACCTCCTCTGGCCGTCTGATGAAGGTGGTCCAAGTCCATGCCAAGACCCGAGAGGTCTGCGTGGCCCCTGCTGACTCAACAGGAGGCTCCGGGATCTGGGTGAAGCTGGATGCCCTCGAGGTGCCCGGCCTGCGCTCAACGAACTCAACTCTCTCACTATGAATAACAAGAATAGAGCCGCCAATGGGAAGGGTGACTCTGCAAGGAACAATTTCAGCGAAATCTATCGCCGCAATTACGCGGCCATCAACTGGAAGCCCAAAAAAACAAAGAAACCAACTCAAAACACCTATCAACCGAACAAACCATGATCGCACTAAAACTGAAGACCAATCTTATAGACAAGAACAGGATCTACCGTGGCAAGAAGCACAACTATCTGGACATTATCCTCATTGAGAACCGTAACGGTCGCGATGAGTACGGATATGACGGAATCGCCAAGCAGAGGCTGACTTCGGAGGAACTGGATCAGGCCCAGCGCCCGGAGCTTCCTATCATCGGCAACTTCACGTTCATCGAGCGTAAGTCCAACAAGCTTCCCACCGAGTGAAGGTATCGGTTGCAGACATGAAGGCGCGGCTGGATCTCCATGAGGTCGCGCGTCGGCTAGGTATCTCAGAATGGCCTGGGAAGTGCGGATCGTTCTCATCCCCTCTAAGGCCTGATGCCAGTGAGTCCTTCTCGATCTACTCGAAGGGGGCTGAACTGATGTGGAAGGATCATGCAACGGGCGATGGGGGGGATTCCCTAAACCTCGTGAAGTTCGTCCGGCAATGCACTCCCAAGGAGGCCATTGAGTGGATGCGGAGGGAGGCCGGATTCCAGGATGAGGTGCGAGAGAAGCGTGAGAAGGCGAAGCGCCCTCGCCAACTGGAGGCCATATATGATTACCGTGATCCGGCTGGAAGCCTAGTCCATCAGACTCTGAAGTTCCGATACACGGATGACAACTCAAAGACGTTCTCGCAGCGGAGGCCGTCCAGACAAGGGGAGAAATGCGAGAGCATGGAGTCCAAATACGACAAGCGCACGGGTGAGTGGTGGCTGTGGTCGCTGCGCGGGATCGAGCCGGTGCTCTATAATCTGCCGGAGATTTCCGCCCGTGCTGAGGAGCCGGTCGTCCTCGTTGAGGGGGAGAAGGATGCGGATAATGCATTAAAACTAGGGCTGCTCGCGACCACTTCACCGATGGGGGCAGGGAAGTGGAGGGCATCTTTCACTGAGTCGCTAAAGGGGAGGACGGTATTCATCTGTCCTGATCGCGATCTGGCCGGGGGGCGGCATGCTGTGATGGTAGCGAAGGCGCTCGATGAAGCGGGGTGCAAGGTGAGCATCGTCGATTGGGTACGGCTCTGGCCGGATGCTACAGAGGGAAAGGTGGATTTCACTGACTGGGTCTCTGCCGCAATGGTGGAGGAATAAAAAAAAGGAGAAAATTATGACTATTGAAGAATACTGGAATGGCGACGGGGTACGCGTCGCCAATGAGGATGGGACGATCACTAACTATAGGGATCTGGTTCTGGAGATGGAATTTGTGCTGGATAACATGGAGCCGGGGCAGAAGCGGGACAGGGAGCTTTTCGGAATAGCTCTGGCTCGAGCAGGCCGGATGCTGCGTGAGCAAAACAGGAGGCTTTCGCTATGAGCGGCACGAAGCAGGAAGTGTTGGGGAGGTTCTTCGCCTCGATGATCCCGGCTGATGATTGGCTGAAGTCTCTGGAGCGCGATATAGCCGACGCCAAGCCGCCAAAGCTGGATCTTAGGCCAGTGCTGCTGCTTCCAGGGAACGGGCAGTCCGTGTCGGAATTTGCAACTGCTCTGGCTGAAAAGCTGAAGGATGCGCCAATCTTTACTCGTGACGGGATCGTGATGGAGATAACTCCCAGTGGGAAGCTTGAGCAGATCGGATCGGAGGCTTTCTGCACTTGGATCGAGGACTACGTCCGGCTCGAGAAATGGGTCGGCATGGGGGAGGACCGGCGCACTGAGGCGGCTACGATGACGGCAGCCGGGGCCTCGCTTGTCTTGGCTTCGCCGCAGTTCATCAGGGCGCTTCGGTCGATTCGCCGCGTGAATCAGGTCTCACAGCCTGTGATTCGCGCCAATGGGACGCTGGAGCTATTGCCCAAGGGATATGACGCGGAGGCCCGTGTCTGGACGATGGGGACGGTGATTTACGATATGGAGATGCAATCGGATGATGCTATCGCGCTATTCGATGATCTGCTTAAGGAGTTCCCGTGGCCACGCGATGAGACGCTGAAGGCCAAGTCGATTGCAATCACTGCGATGGTCGCTGTCTTCGGTGACATGATGCTTGATCCGGCGCACCAGCGCCCGGTCTGGATCTACAACGCAAACCGCGAAGGAAGTGGGAAAACGACGATGCTGAGGCTGGCAATCTGCCCTTCATTCGGATCGGCAGTGATCTCGGCTCCTCCTAACACCACTTCTCCTGATGCTTTATCGAAGCAACTTTTTGCCTCGGTGCTGGGGGGTGTGCCATATCTGGCCTACGATAACTGGTCGGGAGTCATCGGGAACTCTGCGCTGGAGGCATTTGTGACCTCGACGACCTATTCAGACCGCCAACTCGGCGTCTCGAAGGTGATCGCCTTAAACAAGGAGTGCATGGTCTTCATTACTGGAAACCATGCCAGGGTGAATCCAGACATGAGGCGAAGATCATTGATCGTGGATCTGGAGATGATCGAAGCCTGCTCCGAGGATCGGAAGATCCAGAATCCTATCGGGGAGTATGAGATATTGGCAATGCGTCCGAAGCTATTGGCGGCAATCTGGGCGCTCATCCGTGAATGGAACGCAGCCGGGAGACCGGAAGGGTCACGACGCCACCCTTCTTTCAGCCGCTGGGGGCATCTCTTTGGTGGTATCATGGAGCACTTTGGCCTTCCTAACCCTGTGGAGACACCATCCAAGGCCGCAGACGATACACTGCGTGACTTCACGACGATGGTGGGTGATGCCTTGGGAGAATGGGGTACTGATTCAAGGACGTTCAGTGCTGGTGACCTGATGGACTTCGCCAGAGATCGTGGGCTTTTCTCATGGGTGCTCGACTCTGAAGCTCCAGAGATGGATATGGCAAAGCGCAAGGAACGTGCTTCCTTTGGGAAAATATGCGGGAGGTTCGACGGTAGCCGGTTCGGTGACATTGAGTTCAGTCGTGGTGATGATGCCCGCATCGGCGAGAACAGAGTGGTATCCAAGCAATTCGTCATCCGGAAGGTCACCATGTCCTGACCATGTCCGCCTCTCATCCCTCTCCCTTTCAAGATGATATGATTATTGCGGATGTGGTGGACATGCTATTGGCCTATCGATGGGACATTGATGCTAAATCTTTCCTGCGCGGGTGCCTGTGTGTGTGCGCGCCCGCATTGATATGGGCATACCATGTCCACCATGTCCGCCACTTTGCAAGTGGCGAAGGATCAGATAATTGCAAGCGGACATGGTCAGAAAGTCGACCATGTCCGGGCATGTCCACCATGTCCACCCCCCGTGGTAAGGAATCTTTTTGGAAGGGTGAAAACCTCTGGCAGTTGCCGAC